AGGCGGGCAATCGTGACGGATTCGATCTCGCTGGCCGTTCTGCCGTAATTCGCATTTTCCTCTTCGGCCGCGCGTGCCCGGTCCTCGATCGCTTCGATCGATCTGGTCACTGCTTCGCGCGATTTTTCCATTTCGCGCTGATAGGCTTCCTCGTGCTTTTTCGCCTCGGTGACCGCATCGGTATGGAATTTTTGCTGCGTCGTCAGCTTTTCGACAGCGTCACGGTAGGCGTCGACGCTCAGGCGGCCGGACTGGTAGCCGGCGAACAGCGTCTGCAGGTCCTGCCAGTAGATGGCATCGAGGCCGGTATCCTTGGCGTTGAGACGATTGAGCACCTGCGCCAGGTCATCGACCGGCTTTTTCGCGGCGGCGGCGCCGGTCTTGAGTGATGACAGAAAGGCGGCGGCGCGTTTCTTCGCGTCGTCGCTGGCCTTGCCGGTCGCCTTGATGCCGTCGGCGGCGGCCACATTGACCGGCTGGCCGAGCTTGAGCACGAAATCGTCAAAGCTGGTTTTGGCTTTTGCGATGTCGGCCTGCCATGCGCTGCCAATTTCCAGCGCGCCGCTAAAATTGCCACTGCCGACCGCGACCAGTTGCGCGGCGGCAGCGCCGATGGTCTTGCCGACCACGGAAAACGTCGTCGCGACGGCGGCGCCAGTGGCCGCCAATCCCATCAGTAACTGATTAAGCCCTTCGCCGGCTGTCTTGAATGCGTATGAATTCTTGCTCGCGTCGAGCAGCTCGTCGGCCAGCACCTGCAGCGTCGGCAGCAGCGCCGAGGCCAGTTCTGCGCCGCTGGCCGCGGCGTTGAGGCCGATTTCTGCCAACGTATCGTTGAACTGGTCGGCCGGCGCCGCCATGGCGGCCATGACCTCGCCGTAGCGTTCGGCGGCCTGCGCCGACTTGTCCAGGCCTTGCGAGCCGAGGTTGAGCAGCGGAATCAGCTCACTGCCGATTTTTTTGCCGAAAAGTTCGCTGGACAGCGCCGCCTTGTCGACGCCGTCAGGCAAATCGGCGAAGAGGTCGGCGATCTGGCGCATCGCCTTGTCGGTGTCGCGCGTGTCGATGCCGAGCTTCTTGAAGGCATCGGCGTTGTTGACCATTTCGCTGGCCAGGCCGCGCATGCCCTTGGCCACCGTGTCCATGCCGGTGCCGGATTGTTCGGCGGCCAACTTGAAGGCGGCCAAGTTCTTGACCGACACGCCGGTCTTCTGCGCGAGGTCGTTGAATTCATCGGCGGCATCGACCGCCGATTTGACGAAGGCGGAAATCGCCGCGCCGGAGAAGGCGGCGGCGAGTTGCGGGGCGAGACCGGTCGCGACCTGACCAAGTTTTGACAGGCTGGCGGTCGCGGCGTTGACGGCGCTGCTCGTCTTGTCGACGGCGGTGATGATGACTTCGGTTTTGTTAACTGCCATGCTGCCGCTTCTCCGAAAAAACCTTCAACGCCTCGCCTTCCATAATCTGCAGCGCCGGGAAAACCCGCCGCTGCGTTTTTTTGCCAAGCCCCAAACGCCCCTCGACGACCGGCAGCGCCGAATAATCGAGGCCGGTCGGCCCGGCCATGCCCATGCGCCACTGCGTCTGCATGGCCAGAAAAACCCGTAGCACCGGCCAGTTTTCCGGCCAAATGCCAAGTTCATCGGCCACAATGGCGGCTTTTTTGATCGACTCCGGGCTGGCGCCCATCGCGGCCAGCATCGCGACAACGCTGTCCTGCCCGCCGGCGATACGACGGGCAGCCGCGATTAGTTTTTTCGCCTGGCCTCCAACAGCTCCCGGCGATAGGCTTCGAACAGTTCGATAGACGCCGCCGGGTAGTTGTCGAGCAACGCTTCCAGCGACGCCGGGTTGTATTCGGCGTCGATGTCCGGCAGGTTGACGATGATTTCGCCAAGCGCCTCGGCGTCGGTCTTGCCCTGCAGCCCCTCGAAATAGGTCTTGATGCGTCTGCGGCTCAGGTGCCGGAATTCGACGGTCAGCGGTGCCGGTTCCGGTGACCCTGGCACGGTCATTGGCACCTGCACGGTGAATGTGGGGTTAGGTTGCAACTTGAACATAGCCTGATCCTTTCATTGGCCTGAGAGGTGCCGGGGAGGAGGTGCGTCAGGCCGGCGCACCTTGATGGAGAAGGGGGGGGCTACCCTCCCCGGCGGACGGGTTACGGCAGGACGTAGCGCGGGCGGGTCGCCATGTTGATAACGACGCTCGACTGTATGATCGACTGGTTGTTTTCGACGGTCGGCAGTCCGGAAGCGCCAATCGAGCCGAAGAACAGCATCTCGAGGCCATCCGGGAACAGCACCTTGAAGCCGATGTCGGCGCCGCTGGTGGCGGCGTTGACGATGGCCTGCATGGTGGCGTCGGTCGGGTCCCACAGCATCGGCAACTCGACGCTGCCGGCCGAGACGACGGTCGCCTTTCGACGAGTAATGCGGTCGCGCAGCAGGTTGTATTCGGCATATTGCTGCTCGAAGCCGGTGATCCTGAAGCCGGTGGCGTCGCCGATCTCGGTGGCGAGCGTGACGACCTGCATGTTGCCGGAGACGAAGGCTCCGTAATTGGTTGAGTTCTGATCTTCGGTTTCGAAGGTGTTGCCGGCGCCGTTGACGTTGGCAGCCTTGACCAGGGCGCCTTCGAATTCGGTCATGCCGAACATGTCGACCAGCGCGATGTAGTTGCCGTTGGTCGGGTCGACGCCGGTGTAGGTGACGACGCCGGGGTCGGTCTTGCTGATGCCGGTGACCTGCTGCTTGCTGCTGATGGCGGACTGCATGAAGATGCGAGTGCCGGCCGGGGTGCGTGCGGTTCCCATATTTGTTGCTCCTTAAGAGTAATCGATCCGGAGAATGACGGGCAGCCGGTAAGCCGGCTTTTCCATGCTGTCATCCACCTCCGGATCGGCGATGGATGCGAGCTGAACGAAATGAGCGAGGCCGCCGAGCGTGTTGTGCGCGCCGCTGTCGAACAGCGCGGCCTTGACTTCGTCGAGGATCTCGTTGGCGGTGGCGACAAAATCGCCGGTCGCCTTGACCAGGATGTCGACGCGCATGACCAGCGGATTGACGATGGGCAGACCGGACCTCATGAGGGTCGCGTCGCGTGGGTCCTCGCCGCCGGTTACAACAAACAGCGCCGGCAGATCGGCGCTGGCGAGCGGCGCTACGCGGGTGTCGTCGAAGACGCGCCCGGCCGTGGTCGCCAGGCCGGTGAGGCGGGCCTTGAGCGCGTTGCGTATCTCAGTGCGGCGGGAGGTCATTTAGGCGGCCTCCAGCCGGCACAGGTCGATGCCGGTGCCGTCCGGTTCGATACTGACCACGGTATAGTGGGTGCCATTGATGACCAGCGTATCGGCGCGCGCCATGCCGACCGAGGTCAGGCAACGGAAGACGGGATCGTTGCCGGAAATCAGGCCGAAGGCTTCGCCGTAGGCTTTGTCGAATAATCCGGTGACTGAGGTCGTGCCATTACGCACGGCCGCAGTGCCGAAATCTTCGAAGAAGGGGTCGAAGTCTTCGACGAAGGCCATCAGGATTCCTTGGCCTTGCGCGGGCGCGCAGGCTTGGCTTCCAGCGTCGCGACGGATACCGCGACGGCTTCGGCCTTGCCCAGGCGCACGAGAATGTCGGCGTCGCGGTCGGAAACCTCGCCGGGCACGGTGTAGACGGTGCCGGCGGCGAGGCTGACGCCCGAGGCGCCGCAACCGCGCAGGATGCGGATGGCGTCCATCATCAGGCGGTCAGGGCGTCCTTCATGGCCGAGAAGGACTCGGCATGACGGACGGCGATGTCGATGTCCTGTAGGGCAACGACGCGGACGGTGCCGGAGGTCGATGCCGTGTAGGGATCGACGATCAGGTCGAGGGTGCCCCAGTTACCGACGATCAGGTCGGCGAAGTTGCCGAACAGGATGGCCGAACAGACGCCGGACGAACTGCCTTTTGTCAGGTTAGACGGCACCTGGTTGGAGATACCGGCGCGGGCGCCGCCGAAGTTGGTGAGGCCGGAAGCATCCGGGAAGCTCGGGCAGACGAACTGCGCGGCACCGGAGGCCTTGTCGGTGGTCATCAGCTTGCCGGCCACCTTGGCGTTGGTCAGGTAGCCGGTGGAGCCAAAGTCAGCATTGGCGGTGGCGACATCGGACCACAGTTCAACGATGTGCGCCCAGGTCGGGGCGAGGCCGTTGGTGCCGCCGGCCACGTCGCCGATGCCGGAGGTGGCGAGGATGCCGGTCGGCTGGTTGGAGGCGCCGGAGCCGTTGATCGCGGCCTGGTCGATGGCCAGTGCCAGTACCTTGGCGAGGTCCATGCGGACGAAGGATTCGACATCGATCGACGACTGCAGCAACAGCTTGCGGCTGAGGTCGTTGAAGGCGCCGACGGTGCGCGGGGTCATCGTCACCTGGTCGAAGGCCTGCGTCGATTCGGTCGGGGCGCCGGACTCAGCGACCCAATAGGCGGTGGCGCCGCCGGTCTGACGCGGGATGGCGATGTTTCCGGTCAGGCCGGACAGCATCTGCGCGCCCATCTGCATAATCATCATGCGGTTGCGCAGCAGGTCGATGAAGTTGGCAGCGAGCAGATCGGTCGATACGGTGTAGCCACCGGCGCCGTTGGTGCCAACTGTCAGGTCGCGCTTTTGCACGTCGTTCGGAACGAAGAAGCCTTGCGCAGCGCGGCCAAGCTTCTGGCCGACGGCTTCCGAACATTCGCGCTCGAAGCCGGCGGCTTCCTGTGACTTGCGGTCGCCGGGGTTGGCCAGCGAATTGATGGCGCGCAGGAAGGAGAAGCGCTTGACTTCCTTCTCGGTCAGGCCGATGTCGGCGGTGTCGAGCGGCTTGTTGCTCATGCGCTCAATGATCGCGGTCTTGAGTTCGTCGGCCGAACGGCCGGCCTGGACGAATTCGGCGGCCAGCTCGCCGCACTTGTATTGCTTGCCGATGGCCAGTATTTCGTTGATGCGCTTGGCGGCATCGTTGGCGCCGGCGGAGCGGACTTCTTCGACGTTGATGTCGGACATGATTTGCTTCTCCTGGATGATTTGAATTTCGATGCGGTCGCCGGGCTGTTCGGCGCTGCGCCCGATGCCGACGGTGGCGTCGGCAGGGACGGAGACGAGCGACACTTCGAACGGCTCCCAATCGCTGACGCGATAGGTATCGGTGCCGGTGTCCTTGTTCGTCTCGATCAGCTTGGCGTTGTGGATGGCGTAGCCGACGGAGACGTTCTGGCGGATGCCGTCTTTCACGTCCTGGAACACCTCTTCGGCCCGCGCGCTTTTTCCGAAGCGCACCACGGCGCGACCTACCCGGTCTTCGCCGATCTGGACTGATTCGATGACGCCGACATGGTCGCGGCTGTCGTGATCCATGAGCAGCGGCCCGCCGGATTTCAGGCGGCCAAGGCGCACGGACTTGGCGGATAGGTCGAGAATTTCGACACCCCACCAGCGTTCGTAGGGAGTTTCGCTGGCGAAGGCCAGTTCGACCGTGCGCGTTTCGTCATTGACCAGGGCGCGGTCGACGGAAAATGCGCGGTGTGCGGTACTGCCGGGTTTGATCTGCTTCATGCAGGCCTCCTTTAGGCTGCATGAAACCGCGACGGCGTTCTCGCGTTTAAGGCGTGGCGCGAGAAAAGTTAGCGGCGCAGAAAAGAAAAACCCGCCGAAGCGGGTTGGATGTCCTGGCTATTTATTCCGATCAGTTCAGCGCATGATCGGATTGACTTCAGTGATGCCACGCTGTACGCCGATGATCGTGGTGTAGCCTTCGACGGCGTAGGCGGCGAGGAAGAGGGTGAGCAGGTAGATCATCATGGTAACTGAACCAACTGCAACACCGCCCAGTTGTGCATTGGGTAGTTGATCCCCCCTCCATCAAAGACAACCGTATCCCCTTGGGTGTCGCGCAAGTTCCCCTTGTCCGTTCCTTCTGATGTATTAGCCGGATCGCTGAAGCCGTAATAGACCTTGGCTCCAGCCGGCACGGTAGCCGCCGCCACGATTCTTACCGTATCCGCATTGAGAATCGACACGCTGGAAATCGTCAACGGCGAACCGCCAGAATCCACCAGTCGGAATCCGTGGTTTGTCTGTGCGGCTACCGTTGTGGTATCAAAGGCCAGCGCACCAGCCGGCACGTTGTAGGTGAGGTCGATATTCTGACCAGACACCGAAACCGTACTGACCATCAGCGGTTTCCATGCCGTGTTTCCATCAACAATGATCGCCTTGTAGGCTAGGCCAAAGTAGGCACCGATGACCTTTGAGGCGACGTTTGTTAAATGAACCCCATCGACAGTCGGAAGCTGGTACAGCGGCGACGCTACTCTGATGTTTCCGTAATCCTCTTGCGCGGCTAAATGCTGAAGGCCGATTTTAGCCATTGGGAGTTGATATGAAAGGCACCAGACATCTTCTGTTTGCAATGTGGTCGCCTTGATGTCTGTATTCAGATCAACTTTTAGTTGATTCAATAACGCGGAATAGCCAGATGTTGCCCCATCCGACTCGCCTTGCATGAAGGCAAAGGCGCGAACCTTGAACGACTGGAACTGCTCACGCGACCGTCTCCACCCATTCAAAATTGAAGATAAATATCCTGTATAAGCATTATCACCTTTAGACAAATCTGCAATGGCCGTTCCTGGGAAACCACCGACCATACCAATCGTTTTTCCGCCGAAGCCCGATTCGTGCAATGCTTCGGCAAAGCCACTTACCGGCGACTCGTCGGCGTTGCCACCGGAAATGATTTTTGACCCTTCGGCCAACGGTATGAGCGAGGTGTAATTCCCTGACGGCGACCATGCCTCGGTTCCGCCAGAGAACATATAATCAGTATCAAAACGCCTGACAGACGAAATAACTGGGGATGACGAAATGCCCATCGCCAAACTTTGGCCGTACAGCGAAATGAATGAATAATCTGAAGCCCCAGATGGCGGAGTCTCTGGAATGATTGGAATTGACGCGGCGGCTGCTGCCCATTTTTCCGCCTCATAAAGTTCATCAGCAGAAAGCGCACGACCTATCACGATCAGCCTGATAGCCTTACCTACAAGGCCAGTTCCCAAAAAACAATTAAGGAGAGTGAACGCGCCGTTAGAAAAGTGCGCCGTGCCTGCCGGTCCTGCAGCCTCCGTATTACACCCATAGGCTTCGCCGTCAACTCGCGTAACAACCTCGTTAAGCGCAGCAGCGCCTGCGTAATCATAAACAGACGAAATTACTTTTGGGGTCAGCGATGGCGTAGCGCGATTATTCGCCACATCTACAGAGGCGCTTCCGATAAGACGCGACGACCATTTCTGTCCGAAAACACCGCTCATCCACAGCAGACACGTTCCAGACGATGTCCCATTGCCGAGCTGTATCAGCCCTTGATTAGAACCAGAGTTTGTCTGCACACACGCAATAATGGTGAGCTTATCAAGGCCTGATAGCGTGATTGATGGCGTAACAAGCGATTTATTTCCGTCGGCCAGGGCGCCATCAGAAAACAAAGGACGGATACCGGCTGTGGCCTGCGTCGCGTGATTCGCATTACCAGACAAATCAGAAACATATCCAATCGGATCATTTTCTGCAGAAACAATGCCCGTCCCGTTTGAGTTTTGAAACAACTTCGACGGGTTTTTGAAATCGTAGGCAAAGCCGGCGTGCCCGCCAACGAACAAACTGGCAGGATCGAATCCCATTCGCCCGATCAACCTTCTCAGAATCAGCGGGTTCATTACAGGTACGCCCATTCATTCGCGCCGACCCGCATGATGCCCTGCGTTGAATACTGAGCAGCAGTCGGGGCGGTGCCGCGTAGGGTGACGCCCGAACCAGCGGCGAATGAAACCGCACCCGCCCCGCATTGGTAGGCTGCAATTGCGTCAATCCCTTCCCACACCACCGCCGCATCGTTCGGGATGGTCAGGACGATTGCACTGGCGCTGGTGCATTTCAGCAGCATTCCTGAATCGGCCTTTGTCAATGAACGTGATGCGGCAACTGGCGCGCTCAGGGCAGAAAAGAATGCGGCGCTGCGGGCAACGTCACCTTCCGTCACGCCGCTGGGGTTGTCGCCGACGCGGGTAGCGTAACCTTTGCCGATATAGAAGCTCGCCAGGTCGTCGGTAAGATCGTACTGACTGCCGGCGGAATGAACGTCGGAAGCCCCCGCGCTGCGGGTTTCGGTCATCAATACAGTCGTCGTCATGGTGTCTCCTTTGAGTTTGCTGGTTCAGGCGCCGCATAGAGCGGCAGCCCGGCCGCCAGCGCCGCGGCATTGGCTCGGGCGAGGTCGGCCTGGACGTCGTCGAGGTCGAGCCCCATCTGGCTGGCGATGGTGTAGGGGCTTTGCAGGCCGGCGCGGATGGCGGTCAGGCTGGCCTCGATGTCGCGCTGCGGATCGACCCAGGCCCAGCGCCGGCCCTGCCAGGCGTGGGCGGCGAACTTGTCGCGCTTGGCAGCGGGCAGCGGGCTTCCGTTGGGCATGGTCAGGGCGCCGTTGAGCAGGGCGAGACTGAGCCATTCGTCAAAGACGGGATCGAGAAAGGCCTCGATAAACCAGCCCTGAATGGTCATCCACTGGTCGCGCTCTTCCAGCGTGCCGCTGCGGATGCTGCTGAAGCTGACGCCTTCCAGGTCATTGGCCAGGTTGTTGTAAGCTACGTTCAGTCCGGAGGCGATGCGCCGCAAGTAGCCCTTGGTGAAATCGGCGAGCATTGCGTCGGGGTAGCGCGAGTCGTAGGGCTTGAAGTCGTAGCCATCGGGCAGCGTGTCGTAATGGCCAGGAACGGAGACGGTGATCGGCTCGCCGTCGGCACCCGTGGTATCGACGGCGGGCGGCGAGCCATCCGGGCTGGTGAAGAAGCCGAGGGTGTCGGCGCCCTTGCGCGCGGCGAGCAATGCGGATTGCTCGAATTCGCCGAGGTGGTGCATGGTCAGAATAACGGCCGACATCCACGGGGCGCCGCGCACCTGTTCCGGGTATTCGACAATCAGGCCGTGGATGATATCGGCGGCGGGCACGGCTTCGCGCTGGCGGCCGCCGGCAATGCCGTCCTGCGGATGGCTGGTGAACAGGTGGTAGTACAGCGGGCGGCGCCAAGCGTCGATTTCGATGCCCATCACGATTGCGTTTGCGTTGCTGCTGGCGGCGCGGTTCAGGTTGGTGTCGAGGCGGTCAACGTCGAGGTGCTGCAATGCGAAGCCGAACGGGTTGCCGGCGGTGCGGCCGCGCACCTTGCGCACGAGGAATTCGCCGTCGATGGCGACATCGCCGGCCAGGGCGCGGCAGAGGTCGGGAAAGCCCATGCGGCCGGTGATTTCGCAGACGCCGCGCTTGCTCCAGGCTGCGAAGCCGGCCTCGATGGCGTTGTTGGCGAGGTCGTCGGCGCGCTGCGGCGTATCCATGACGCGCGACTGCAGCTTGAATCCACTGGGGCCGACCAGATTGACCGTCACCATCTTCTTGAACTTGCGGGCGTAGTCGTTGTTTTTCGACAGGTCGCGCGAGCGGGCGCGCAGGCGGTCAAGGTCGCCGCGCAGTTCCTGATTGATGCTGTTCTGCGTGGCCAGCCAACTGGCGCTTAGACGGTCGACGCGGGCGGCGGTGAAAGCGCGGACTTGCGGTCGGCGCGCGGCCGCCAGGGTGCGCTGTGCTTCCCGCTCGGCTTTCCAGTTGTTGAGGATCGGCGATCCCGGCACCTGCGCCCGTGCTTGCGCGTTTTCCCACTTGGCCATCTCAGAATCTCACATAAAGTTTCGTGCCGGCGCTTTGCCCGGCAGCGATTCTGTCGGCGGCTTCTTCGCGCGCGACATCGGCGCGCAACCTGTCGCGCCAGGCGAGGAAATCGCCGACGCTCTTGAATTTCATCCGGCGGCCGGCAATCTCGTATTCCTGCGCCCAGGCATTGGCGCCGTGGGTGAGCATGGCGGCGTCGAGCAGATCGAGCGCCTTTTTGGCGGTGGTGCGGGTATCGAAGCCGGCGGCCTGCGCCGCCAGATCGGGCTTGACGGTGATCGGGCCGCTGCCGACGGTGTAACGCTCGGCGGCCTTCTCGACGTAGCTCTGCCAGGTGTAGGCGCCGGCCGCCCAGGCGGCGGTCGTCGCGGCGGCCACGGTAACGGCGTGGTCGTCGCCGGCTGCGCTGGCGGTAATGTCGATCTTGCCGGCGGCGTTGATCAGCCGGTACTTGAGCACCCAGCCGGCGGACGCGGGATAGTCGGCAAGCGCCTTGGTCCAGGCGACGGTATCGCCTGCGACCACGGCGGCGGGTTCGCTGGTAGGGACGGTTTGAGCCATGCCGCGTTTTACCGCGCCGGGTTTCTCGCGTTTAAGGCGCGGCGCGAGAAAGTTTCAGCACGGCATAGACGCGCTTGATGCTGATGCTGTAGCGGCGGGCAAGCAGCGGAATACGCTCGCCGTTGTGCCAGTCGCGCAACAACGCGGCATTGCGCGCCGACATCTGCTGCCGCACTTCGGCGGGCGGGCCGATGTAGGGCCGCTCGCCGCGCCAGTCGCGCGACACACCGGCCACCAGCTCGGCGGCCAGCATGCCGGCGGTGTCCGGGCTGATGCCAAGCTGTCCGGTCAGGCCTTCGATAATGCGGGAACGGAGGTCTTCGACGAATTCGCACATGGTCAATATCTCGGTTGGGCGGTGCTGACGACACGGCGCTTTGGCAGCGCGGGTTTTTTTAGCTTGGTTTCTTGGTTGACCGCAACCACCGGCGCCTTCAGATCGACGCCCGACAGGCGCACGGCGACCAGCGCCAGCAGCAGGCAATCGAGCGCTTCGTTGCGCGGGCGGGTCTGCACCCATTCGCTGTGCGGGCGGTGGCCCTTGAAGCGGGTCACCAGCTTTTCGGCGGCGAGCTGGGCAAAATATTCGTCGTCGAAGGCCGGTTCCTGCGGAAAATGGATATAGCCGGGGCCGGGCGCGGTCATTTTCAGGCGCGAATAGAGCAGCCCCTTGCCGCCGTCGACACCGACCGGCTCGATGGGGATTCCGCGCTTGCGCTTGACGCGCAGGCGCTGCTTGCGTTTTTTGTCGTCTTCGACCAGCGGCCTGGCCATGCCGGTGACACCCTTGGTGGCGTGACACCAGCGGCGATTCTGCACGAAGGCATAGACCTGCGTTGCGTTGTATCCTGAGTCGACAGCGGCGCAGCGGACGCCGAGATCGACCAGGGTGTCGTGCAGTTCTTCCCACACTGCCGGCTGCGCGGTGTCGCCGGGCAGAATGATGTGGTCGTGCAGCCAGCCTTCCTCGCCCTGCCCCCAATCGACGACGGTGATTTCGAGGCGGTCTTTTTGCACGTCGACCCCGGCGCTGCGGAAAACGACGGGCAGCGCGGCGGGATAGACTTCCAGCCGGGTAATCAGGCTGATGTTGTCGATGTTGTCGCCCTTCTCGCTGAACACTTCGCCGAGGTAGGTATTCCAGAAGGCTTTGAGTTCGGCGCTGTCGCTTTGGCAGTCGAGCCACTTCTGCGCGACCTTGACCCAGGACAGGCCGAGGCCGACCGGCGCGTACAGCGCGTTGATGTGGTAGCCCCGGTGGTGCTTGATGTGCGGGCGTTCGGCGATCCAGCGGCCCTTGGCCAGCATCTCGGTCTTGGCCGATTCGGGGATTTCGGCGGCGCATTCGCGGCACAGATACCAGGCGCTGGCGACGATGTCCGGGCCTTCCTGACCTTCTTCGCGCGGCGCGCGCTTGAACTTGAGGCCGAAGGGCGCGTCCTTGCCGCCGAATTCCAGCGGCTGCATTTCGCCGCAGTGCGGGCACGGCACCCAATAGCGGCGCATGTCGCTGCGCGCGTATTGCTGGCTGATGCGCGACTGCCCTTCCTTGGTCGGCGTGCTGACCAGATAGGTCTTGGCGCGGGTGAAGGTGCGCTGGCGGTTTTCGATCAGCGTCATCGGGTCGCCCTCGCCGCCGACATCCCACGGAAAGGCGTCGACCTCGTCGCAGATGACGTAGGGCAGATGGTCGGAGCGCAGCGAATCCGGCGAATTGGCGCCGGCCTTGATGATCCGCGAGCGGGCGCCGTATTCCAGCAGGTCGCCGCGATTCGCCTTGTTGCGGGAGGAGTTGCTAACCAGCCCGGCCAGCACCGCCGATTCGTCGATCATCTTCGACAACCGGGGATTGAACGAGCGGTCGCGCAGTTCCAGCGTCGGCATCACGCACAGCAGATCCTTATTGCCGAGGTGGTGCATCAGGTAGCCGATCCAGTTGAACATGGCCTCGGTGCCGCCGACGCCGGAGGACTTGATGAACGTCACCTGGCGCACGCTGCTGTGTTCGGACAGCGCATCCATGATCTCGCGCAGGTAGGGCGTCAGGTCGGTATGCCACGGCCCCGGCGCGTTGGTGCCGCTGCGCAGCTCGCGGTGACGGTCGGCCCATTCCGACACGGTGATCAGGTCGCGCGGCTTGACGCCCCGGCGGAAGCGGTCGCCGAGTTCCGGCAGGGTCGGCGTCGCCTGCGCCACCCGTTCGCCCAACCCGGTAGCGAGCTGGTGCGCCGCTTCGGACAGCAGGTAATGCACGCGCGTTTCGTCGCGCTCGCCGGCAATCGCCGAGACGAAATCCACCGCCGCCGCATCCAGCGCGCCGAGGATCAGGCGCCGCACCGCCTGGCCGGCGGCGAGCATGTCCTTGGCGTCGCAGGTTTCCGCCAGCGCCGCTTCAAAGGCGGTCTTGGCTTCGGCCGCGTGCAGGCGCTCGCGTTCGGTCTGGAGGTCGGCGAGGTTGGCAGTCATTGGCGCATCAGTGTTTTGCCCACAGCCGGCGCGGGCCGAGTCCCGGTTGCCGCGCATGCAGTTGGCGCCAGCCGAGCCGACGCAAGACCCGGCCGGCGGTCGGCGACTGCTGCTCGAAACGCTTGCTGGCGGGATCGATGCCGCAGGCTTCGCGCAGGATGTCGGCCATCCGGTAGACGCCATCGGCCGGCGCCTGCTCGGCCCAGCGTTCGAGCGCCTCGGTCATCGGATCGGGCAGCGCATCGACTTCCGGGGCTGGGCGCAGTGGGACAGCATCGGGGTCGACGCCAAGTTCGGCCAGCATATCCATGCCGGTGCGCGCCAGCGTCTGCTGGTTGGCGACGCGCAACGCGGCGGGCAGCGCCATGCCGGCAGAGCGCCCGGCGCGCATGAAACTGCGGAAGGTGCGATCGGCGGCGACGGCGAGGTCGGCGCCGTGCGCCAGATTGCCGGTGAGGAACTGCGGGCCGGGGTCGCCGCGCAGGCGGTCGCGGAGTTCGTAGAAGGCTTTGACCAGGGCAATCTTGAAACGGCGGACGGTTTCCGAGTTGCGCAGGTAGGTGATCAGCAGGGTGGCCTGCGGTTCGTTGAGGTATGCCACTTCTGTCGGCCTTCCGCCCGACTTCTGGATTTCAAATCCGAAAGGTCCGAACTCTTGAAGGTCTTCGACGTACTTTCTCACCAACTTAATCACCGACTCGTGCGTGTTTTCCGTCCCGTCGGCAATCGCCAGCGAGGTCGTCATCGGTTCGTTATGGTGCAGCAGGACGAGTTCGCTCATGATTGCTCTCCCCGTTCGGCGGCATAGGCGGCCTTGACGGTCGAATCGAGCACGGCGCGCGCCAGCTTGCACAGGTAGTGCGCGCCCCACAGGGTTTCATCGCCGCCGCCTTCGGCGTGCATGGCCGCCGAGGCGGTCGCACTGACGGCCGCCGACAGGTAGCAGGCGGCGCTTTCCAGCGCGTCGACCAGCGGGATGCCGTCATTGACCGTGAACAGCAGTTCACCAGCGCTTCCGGCTGTTTCGAAGGCGTGATTGGCGGTTGTTTTCGGCGCAATCGCGCCTTGGGTGGTGTTTGTCATGGTGTTGCTCCAGTTGCGGTTATGAACCGCCAGCCCGCTGTCAAACGGGTGGGCGGCGCCGAACGGGGTTGACAGACCGGTGGAGCACCGGCGAGCCTTGCGGCTCCCCCGCCCGGACCGCCCATAAATGGGCGCACCAAGGCGACAAAAAAGCCGCATTGCAAACGCTGTGCGGCTCATCGCCGCTCCACTCGGGCTGTCAAACCCGGTCGCTGTTGTTTCAGCGACGGCGGGATTGTGCGCCCAGTGGCGCGCGACGGTCAAGTGCTTCATTCGCCACCCCTTGCCTT